CCATGTGGACGATGTGGATGTTGACCGGCCGCTTCTGGCCGAACCGGTAGATGCGGTGGATCGCCTGAATGAAGTCGTTGAACTTGTAGCCCACGCCCAGGAACACCGCGTCGGCACAAAACCGCTGGAAGTTGCAGCCGCTGCCGGCGATGATCGGTTTCGTTGCGAGCTTTTTATATTCGCCGCGGGAAAACCCCATGATCAGCTCCTCGCGCTCTTCAAGGTCTTGCGAGCCGTAGACGGTCTTTGCCAGCGGCATGGTCTTCTCGATGGCGCGGCGCTCGTCTTCGAGGTCATGCCAGATGAGCCAATGCTTGCCGAGCGGCTCACCGGCGATGATCTCGCGGGCCTTGGCGATCCGCAGGTCGATGGTGTCGCGCTTCACCTCGGCAGACTTGGCGAGGCCCACAGCATCGTCGGCGAGGAGCTGGTATTGCCCCCAGCTATCGGACTGGCCCCACGTCTTCGTGTGGTCCACGGCGACGCGGTGCCAATGCACCTGCATCTTCGGAAGATCGTAGCCTTCGTCGGAGTGCCCTAGGTCGGATGGCTTCTGGAGAAAGCACGCCCACGACGACACCCACGCCCAGAAGATCGCCTCCATGTGCGGGTAGAGCGTGAGATTTCCTGCGTCCTCGCTGTCGCGTTGGAAGAACCGCGTGAGCGCCTCGCCCGAGTCCATGACGCCGAGAAAAGCGGCGTAGTGGATCAGCTCTTTGTAGCGATTGGGCGACGGGGTCGCGGTGAAGACGAAGCGGTATTTGACCTTCCGGCCCCACTTCAAAGCTGCCTGGTAGGTCTTGGTGCCATAGCCGCGGAGCACGCTCGCCTCGTCTAGACCGACACCGGCGAATTGATCGAGGTCGATCCCGCCATCGCGCACGCGCTCGTAGTTCGTGATCAAGATCGAGCACTTCGATGCCTGCACCTCGGCGTCGCAGGTGACGTATTCCATCTCGACACCCATCGCCGGCCCGTCGCTCAACGTGAACTCTTGACGGACTCCGAGCGGGGCGATGATCAGGAACTTGCCGCCGGTCTTCTCAACAACCCATTTGCCGATTTGAAGGTCGATGCGGGTCTTACCCAAACCGAAGCTTGCAAACACGGCCCGCCGGCCGCCGCGCATGGCCCAAGCCGAGACATCGCGCTGATGCGGCATGAGAGAAACGTGCGGAGCGGAAGGCGGCTCAAACCCGCAGATTTCGGCCTGCGGGACCTTCGCGCGGAGGAAATCGAGATAGGTGTCGATCATGCGCAACGTGCCTCCTTCACCATCTGCACCGTCGCGAGCGTCAGCAGCTCTTTGGGTTGCACGCGGAGGACACGCCAGCCGAGCACGGACGCGCGATTGTATTTCGACATGTCTTTCGCAAAGCCAGCGGAGGACGTGTGACGGCCACCGGTCCAGACGCCGCCCTCGATTTCAAGGGCGATCTTGGAATCCAGCCACGCCCAGTCGAACCGCCAACGGCGCGCGGGCTCGAATTGATGTTCAGCGACCGGCGCCGGAAGGCCCATTGTCGCGCAGAATTTGAGGAAGTTTTCGGGGGAGGTTTTCAAAGGAAAGTTTTGGGTAATTCGTTCAAGGGTTGAGGCGCGCCGCTTACGGGCTGCGATGAGGAAGATTCGCCAGTCGGCGCCGGTGATGGTGTTGAAGTGGGCGGCTGGCATATTTCGTATGGGTAATCACAGCAGCGGGCTTGATTTTCGCGCCGGTCATGCGCGGCCCAGCGTTCTATCTGGTCTTGGCGTTCACGGTCGCGGAAGGTCATGCGGCGATGTAGGCGGAGGTTTCGATTGAATAGCCGAGCTGTTTGTAAACGCGGCGGCGGGCCAACCCCTGCGACCGCGCCATGCTCGCGCCTTGGTCTGCAAAGTCATAGACGAGCCCGACGCCCTTCCCTTCGTGCGGGCGCATCACGCGGCCCGTCCGCTGTTCGAGCTTGGCGCCAGAGCGGCCGGCAGTGGCGAGGATCAGCACCGACGCGCGAGGCACGTCCAACCCCTCGTCGGCGAGCGACGTGGCGACGAGACAGCGGAGCGTGCCGTCACGGAATCGAGCGATGGCGTCGCGGCGTTTCTTCGCCCCCATCTTCGAATGCGCGAGCTCCGCGCCCTCGATCTTGTCGCAGAAGCGCTGCCCCTGCTCGACCTCAGCAACAAGGATCAGCACCGACTGACCTTTGATCATCTCCGACCGCGCCGTCTCGACGACAGCGGCGTTGCGGGCGGGGTTCTCGATCAGAAGATCAAGCGTCACCCGCCATTGTGCGCGACGGAACAGCTCGCCGCCATCCAGTGCCGGGAAGCGACGCGCCATTTTCAAAGACTCGATCTGCGCAGCAGCGTTGATTGTCGCGTCGAACTCTCCCTGTTGGTCGAGGTCGAGAATGATAACGCGCCCGGGTGCGAGGTGGCCGCCGGCCATGACCTCCTCGCGAGTGACCTTGATCGTGTTGCCGTCGCCCCAAAAGCGATTGAACTGCCAGTCGCGATCAGGATCGCCGGATTTCGGCGTTGCGGTCAGCCCCCAGATGATACCTTGGCAAGCATCGGTCACGAGTGCCCAGCTCGCCGCCGGCAGATGGTGAACCTCATCAACGATCAGGAAGTCGATGGACGCGGTGTCCTCGCGAGTGAGTCCGGCGATGCACCGAACCCATGCAGGCGTCACGCCGGCGGCTTTCAACGCGGCCCCACCCTGCTCCACCTGCTCACGTGTGTTGCAGGCCCAGCCGATGAGGTCCCATGGCTGCACAGCGACCGCCAGCGCGGACGCGCCGATGATCGTTTTGCCACCGCCGGCCGGAACCACGCACAGGGCGCGTTTACGGGGGGCGAGGAAATCCACGCAGCGTTGCTGGTAGTCGCGGAGGTTCATGAAGCGCCCTTCGCGTGGTTGATACGGTCGATTTCCGCTGCGATGAGCGCGCCGGCCTTCACCAGATTGTCCACGGGATCGACCGCGGGCTTGAACCACTCTTCCTCAAACGGCCAACGGTTCGCCATGATCTCCGTGATCTCTCGTTCCTGCGCCTCGGGCAGATAGGTTATGCGCACCAACGCAACATCGGCGTAGGTGATTGCCGCCGCTGCCAGTTGCCCGTGCCGATGCTCGGCATCATGTGCCGCCGTATAACCCTCGACCTCGACCCCGCGGCGACGTTCACGAGCGATCAACGACGCACCGTCTTGCGATACCTGCACGCTCTTCCTGGCATCGTGCTCAGCGAGAAGTTTAGCGCCATCTTCAATGCTAAGGTCTCGAATGATGGCTTTAACAAGCGCACGGTGCACGTCAGTAATCTGTGGTGTGGTGCTCATTGCGGGTTAGAATGGAACGTCTTCGTCGATCTCGCCCTGACCCGTCGGAGCTTTGGGAGCCGCTGCCGGACGCGCAGCGGGTGCGGCTTTCGGCTGAGGCGCCGGCATCCCGGCGGGTTTGGCGATGGTGCGAGCCTGCGCGGTGAGCTTGGCGAGCAAGCCGCCAGCGACGGGTTTGGCAGCGGCGCGGATGGGGTTGATCCATTTCACGCGCGGCCATTCCTTGTTCGGATCCTTCTCGTCGGCTTCCATCTCGACGGTGATTGAGCACTCGCGGCCCTCGACCTGCTGGGCGAGCGAGGCGAAATCGTCATTGAAGCCGAAGCACTCGCGGAGGGTGTTGAGCGTGCGCTCGTAGGCTCTTTCGGACAGCCAGAGAGCACCGTCGATTTCGCCATCCTCAGTTTTGAACGTGAAGAAAACACCGGGCGTTCCTTTCTTCGTGGATTCGCCGACATCGGCTTTTGAAACGGTGGCCGTGTAGCGGCCTGGATTGATATTGGACATGGTAGAATTGAAGGGACTTACACCGCGAACGGACGCCCTTGGGATTTGAGTTAGCGGACGCTGGCCTTGGCTTCCTGCCAGATGCGGAGCCCCGGGATTTTTTGGTTGTAGGGAATCTGCGCGCGGATCGCCGCGTTGTTGGGTTCGATGACGCAGAGGTCGGGACGCGCCTTGAACAGGGCGACAATGTCCGTGACCTCGAATTTCCAGTTCTGGCGGACGGCGACACCGGCGGGTGCGGTCGGAGCGATGGTCGCCACGTTAACGCGGGCCTCGATGGCCTTCGTCTCGGCAGCAGCTGCCACCTGTTGCGTGCGGTCGGCATCGCCCGAGTTGGTCGCGCGGTCGGCATCGAGTGCGGCTTTCTCTGCCGCACGCGCCAACCGGTCCGCTTCTTCCTGTGCCTCGCGACGCAGCTTGTCGGCCTTGGTGCGCTCGGCGGCCTGATAGTCGCCCAGGATGCGTTCGAGTCTGGTCTTCTCAGTCGCGAGCTCAGTCGTGAAATCCTTCGCCTTGGCGTTGATTTGCCGGGTGAGTTCGAGCACCGGCTTTCCGATTTCAACACGGGCAGACTCCACTTCTTTGACGAGACCGGTAACGAGCTTGAGCGCATCGGCGGCGATCTCCGCATCCATCGCATCCGCCACGGCCACGACGGACCGAGTGGTTGCAAGGATGTCTTCGCGGCGCTCGAAGGCGTCGGGGGCGAGGGCGATCTGGGCCTGTTGCAGGCCGGCAATGGTCAGGACGGCGCTCACGATTTCACCTCCTTCCCGAACTTGTCGCATTCGAAGAGCACGCGACCGGCCTTGAAGGCGATCTTGTGCGGATACTGCGGAGCCGTCCACGCGTGCAGGTCTGAAACCTTCACCTCAATGGCGACGTAGCGGTCGCCCGCGGTGCTGCGGAATTCGTCGCAGAAATAGGTGCGCGAGCAGGCGTGAAACTTTCCTTCGCCGCACTCTTCACCGTCCG